TAAAATATAATCTAGTCCATGAGGAATATCTTCAATATTTTTTTTATCTCTCTCATCTGAAAGAGAAGAAATTGATGTATCAGCACATCTTAAATTATCATTAGCTGAATTTCCTAAAGTAATTTGATTTGAAACATCATTAGCTGTTGGATCAGAACCCCAACCTACTGATATATTATTAGAACCTGTTGTTGTTAAATCTCCAGCAGCTCTACCTAATCCTGTGTTACAATCACCTGTTGTAACTTTACCTAAAGAATTAGAACCAACTGCTGTGTTTTGAACACCTGTTGTAATTTCATCTCCAGCTTGATTACCAAGTCCTGCGTTTTCATAACCTGTTGTGTTTGCTTCTAAGGCTTTCCAACCTACTGCTACATTATTTCCAGATGTTGTGTTTGCACCTAAAGCACTAGAACCAATTGCAACACTACTTTCTCCTGTTGTGTTTGAATCTAAACTGTATCCTCCTATAGATGTATTTGAATGACCTGTAGTATTAGCTCCTAAAGCAGCCGTACCAATTGCTGTATTACCATCTGCTGTAGTATTAGCATCTAAAGCTGTGAAACCTATAGCAACATTTTCATCACCTGTTGTGTTAGCTTCAAATGCGTCTTTACCTATTGCAACATTATTTGCACCTTCTGTATTAGCTTTACTAGAATTAACTCCAATAGAAACATTTCCTGCTGCTGTTGTGTTACTATGTAAAGAACAATTACCTACTGCTACATTTGCTGCACCTGTTGTGTTAGTATATAAAGATTTATAACCAACTGCTGCGTTACTAGCTGCTGTTGTGGTACCACTTAAAGAATAACTACCAATTCCTACATTTGTAGTACCTGTAGTTATTGCATCTACAGCACCAGAACCCATAGCAATATTATCACTACCTGTAGTAAGTGCTTGAAATACTTCTAATCCTAATCCTGTGTTATTATTAGCTGTAGTCGCTGCAATTGCAGCACCTGTTCCAATAATATGATTGTAACCACCTGTTGTTATAGCACACATAGCACTACGACCTATTGCTATATTACAAGATCCTGTTGTACTAACAAGTAAAGCATCTTTACCAAGTGCTACACTTGAATGACCTGTTGTGTTACCACCTAAAGCACTAGTACCAACTGATGTATTATTTGCACCAGTCGTATTTGAACATAATGCTCTATTACCAATTGCTGTGATACCAACTGCTGTTGTATTACTATCTGCTGAATATGCACCAACTGCTGTATTACCAATACCAGCATTAACTTTTAAAGCCAGATAACCTATTGCAGTATTATCACCTCTGTCTGTGCTAGTTGCATTAGCACAAAAACCAATTGCTGTGTTATTTGCACCTGTTGTGTTAGCAACTAAAGAATTCCAACCTACTGCTGTGTTATTTGCTGCTGTTGTATTTGCAAACATAGCCTTATGACCAATTGTTGTATTGCTATTACCTGTAGTATTAGTGCTAAAAGCTTCTGTACCTACAACTACGTTTTGATAACCTGTTGTAGTTGCACAACTGGCTTTATAACCCATTGCAATATTATTATCTCCAGTAGTTAATGCAGCAAATACACCAACACCAACTCCAGTATTTTTTTGTGCTGCATTTAAAGTTCCTGTGCCATCAGTACCTACTAATAAACTGTTTGTAAAATTTGTTCCACCTTCTTTAAAAGTTACTCCACCAGAGACAGTTGCAAAAGCAGGAGGTTGCCCAGCGCCTGCACTTGTTAATACTTGTCCTGAATTTCCAGTTGCTACTGCAACTACTGCACCACTATTGTCATATGAAATTATATTACCATCAGTTCCAGCAGCTAATTTATTAAGAGGTATTGTTGCATTAATTAATTGTGAACCGTTTATTGTTTTGTTTGTTAAAGTATCTGTTGTAGCTTTTCCAATTAATGTATCGGTTGCGGCAGGTAAAGTTAATGTTACATCATTTGTTGCCGCTGGTCCTTTTAATGTAACTGAGTTGGTGCCGTTATCTGTGTCTTCTTTAAATAATATTGAACCGGCAGTTGAAGATGTTCCTTCTAATACAGGTGCCGTTAAAACTGCTCCTGCAGCTAAATTTACTCCACTAGGTATAACAATAGTATCTCCTGAAGTACCAATAGTTAAAGTTGTTCCTGATTGCGGATCAATTTGATCGACTTCTAATTTACTCATTATACGATTACCAACGTTCCTGTTACTGTTATTGTTTCTGTGAAAATTACTGGACCTGCAAGAACTGCAGATTCAATCGTTAAAATATTATCAATAGTTTCAGCATGAGTATAGATCTCCTGAGAACCAGGACTGTTTCCTACATATACTCCACTTGGATACGCATCACTCATATTTAATTCCTTTGTTATTAAGCACTAATTGCATCTACAACACTGACATAAACATGAGCACAGTTAGAAGCACTGGCTATTACTTTGAATACGTCTGAGCTTTGCATTACAAATTTTGCACCACCTTGTACAAGTTCGACTGAACTTGCTGGAGGTATACTTAAATCTTTAACTATGTATCTTGTAGCAGAACCGCCGACAGAAATAAAAACAGATACTGTAATTGCTGTAGTTACTATATTAGCAATTCTAACTCCTATTACTGCATCATTAGAATTTGATGTAAATAAAGTTACATCACTTGTTGTTGCTACTGCTGCGTGTCTTGTAAAATCTTGTGCCATAATTTATTCCTTATACTATAAAGCGATTGCCATTGCAACGGCGAAACCCGCAGTTGCAAATCCTGGTACTGGGTTTCCTGATGCATCTAAATAAACTGCCTTACTTGCAGGTAGTGTACAAAATATATCTTTAGTTCCTGATGAAAAATCAACAGCATTATCTGAATTAGAACTGGAGATAACTGTAGTTCTAGCTAGTGTAGTACTATTGCCATTTAATGTACCTAGACCAACTTCAAATTCAGCTGTTCCACCATTAAATATTCCGTAGTAAGTTGTGTTACTATTTCCTATTCCTTGAGCAAAAGTTTCAAATCCAGTAACAGCACTAGCAAAAGTAACTGTTCCAGTTCCTGTTGTAGTAGTTGTTTGTTTTACTCTATCATTTAAAACTAAAGCCATTTATTTTATCCTTATGCCATACTTATTATTGCATTAGCTGGTGTACTTGGATTAGGGAATGAAATTGAAAACGTACCATTAGTAGCGGTTTTGTTTCCTCCAAAATCTAATACAACACATAATTTGTCTGCATTGGTATCATTGTAGATAGCTGCAAACGCTGCTGTAAACGTAGCATTGTTAAGTGTTGAATCAGTAAAGTCAACAGACGCTACTGCAGTACCTGAAGCAACTGCTTGCCCTGCTAAAACTTTTCCTGCTGTCGTGTATCCAGTATTTGATGCACTTACTTCATTTGTAGTTAAGTAAGCTGTGCTTGAAGTACTATATGGATTGGACGTGTACAAAGCTATCTTAAAAGAGTTTCCTCCATTTGCAAAATCATGTGTTCCCGACAAGAGTTCTCCTCTAAATGCGAACGGTATTATATTTGCCATATTATTTTATCTCCTTAATTAATTTATTTATTACTTGATGGGTTTCTTGAATCCAAAATAGTACGAATAACTCCATCATCGTATTCGTCTCTGCGTCTACGACCTTGTTGTTCAATCGCATACGACATCAAGGCTTTTTCATAAGCTTGATTGTAGTATTGTATCATATCTTGTGGTCCTTTCAAGTACCCATATGCATTTACTAAACATGCATATAAAAGAACATCTTGATATTTATTAGATAAATAAGTTCCATTTGTAGCTGCTGGAGCTAAAGTAGGTTGTGTTGTATTTGTAATACTAATGGGTTCTTTATTATAAGCTAATGTAATTTTATAGGATTTATCTGGAGTAGGGGCTACAACCCAAAATTCAGTGTCCCAATTACTATAATATCTTGGTATGTCTACAGAAGAAGATCCTGGAGTAGAGTAAAATTCTGACATAAAACTTGTATCTCTTTGTTCTAAATAAAATTGATTATTTGCAGAATCTGTTAATTGTACATATCTAATAAACCTTAAGTTATCAGGGATAGTTACAAATCTGTTTCCAATTACTAACTGTGAAGTATCATATTGTCTATCCTCATCAGAATCGACTTCTCTATAAATTTTGTTTTCTGCATTTACAATTATAGTATTTAACACTGCAGTAGTAAATACGTTGTCTCCTACTTCTGTATAGTTTTTAATATCTAATTCTAAATTTGCTAAAGTGTATGCCATTATCCGTTTACTACTCCTAATGTTACTGGTCCTGCAGAGCAATTTGCTCCTCCACCTTTTACACCACTTGTTGTTGCAGTGCTAGTACTTTGAAAATAAAAATAATTTATAGGAGTTGTTAAGACATCTGTAGTAGTAGCTCCCGTAACATTACCATTTGCATCTATTCTACCTAAAGCGATTGTAAAACCATTTACAGAATCTATATCACTAACATTTGAAATTGGACTAATAGGTGCAAAAGATTGTAAATTTAATAAGTCTGCCGGATCATTTCCACCTGGTCCTGGAGAAACTACTTGTGCGGGTCCTCTTAACCTAACTATACTTTCAGCTTTTCTTTGATGATCTAGTGAAAAAACATTTACATAAGTGTTGTTACTATATTTTATAATTTCAAAAGGATTATTATTTAATAAAATTAAACTAACTTTTGATTCTGGTTGCGGTCTTGGATTATATAAAGCTTGAGGATCGGAACCAACTGGTTTAGGTGAAAGTTGTGGTTGTTTAGCTTCGTACTCTGAAGTATGAACTAAAGCTCCATTCCACTCTCTTACCATTTCTGTATATGGAAATCTTAATCCTGATCTATCAGAAATTGCTAATGCATGTTTGCCTGAAGCGTAACCACCCATTATACACCATCTCCATAAAATGTTTGTGGCGAAATGAAACTAGATGTTCCTTGGTTGTCTGCATCTAATGCTCTTAACATTTCACTCTCATATCTTCTCTCTAGTTCTCCAGCTCTTTCTGGTGAAACTTTTTGACTTAAATAATATGATAATCCTGAAATCATACATGGGTAAAATCTATTAACTACATCTGAAGTATTTGTATATCCTCCAACATCTTGAATTTTAGACATGTAGTAAAAACAAAATTGAAAATTACTTGGTGTAGATGTACTAGACACACTTGAACTCGGTGTTGCATATAAAAATATACTTGGATTTACATTTCTATCTACATAGTATTGAGAAGGTGTTCCTCTTGTTAATTTATTTGGAGTTTGGGAATAAGCTGACCTAGCTATTTTAGTAAGTGCAACATCAACTGGGGCTGCGGTATTTGAATTATTTCTATAGTAAGCTTCTAATACTTCATTAATATCATCTGGAAAGTTTTGTGAATCAGTTGCATAACTATATTCTGCTTGTCCTAATACCAAAGGTATTTTTGCAAGTTTAATTTTCCATAAATGAACACCTCTGTTAGCCCATTCTTGAAATAAAATGTTTAAAGATCTTCTAGCACTTCTTAATTGTTTACCTGTTCTAGTTCCTAAAACTCCTGTTCTCTCATAAGCTTCTTCTATAATTTCATCCATTTGAGGATCAAAAGAAGTAGTTCCAGAAGTAGGGGATGTAGTTTGTGCACTATTACCCATACCCACTAAAGCTGTAGAATAATAAAATAATACTGGAGCACCAACAGTTCTTACTGGAGCGACGACAATTGTAACTTTAGCTCCGGCCTGACCTGCTGTGCCTGTTACTGTTACACCTGTTGTATAATTTGCACCACCTGCCGTATTCGTTCCATCTTTTGTTGATGAAAAAAGAAAAGGAAAGTTAGCATTAGTCCCATCGGATTGATCAAATACATAAGTATCGCCTTCCTTTAAAAATAAAACAGGACTTACTTCACCATTAATAAAAAATTTATTAGCAGTGCTAAAGGCATTTGTGCCACTTGCGACGGTGACTGTAAAAGTAATAGTCGCCATTGTAAACCTAAGCTCCGGTTATTGTTACAGTAACGCTTCCGTCTGTTCCACCTGTTTGAGTAAGTGTAGCAATAAGACCAAGTTTAAATAAAATACCTGAACCTGGAACATAAACTTCTAGTCCTTCAGTTTCATATCTGTAAATAGCTTTTAAATTTCCCGCACCTGCCGCACCTGCAGTAGCTGCATCATGGAAAGATAAAACAGAACCTGCTTCACCTCTACCTTGAATTGAGGTAACTCTAGTTCTACCTACTTTTAATGCAGAAGCTGCACCAGTAGTTTTATTGAGTGTTGTTTGGTCACTTGAAAATGAACTTCCACCTGACATATGTTTTCTCCTTTTAAATTTTAAATGTGGGCCTGAGCCCACATTAATTAATTATTTATTACGCGTTAGCGAACGGTGTTACTATAGTACCTGATCCAATTAATAAACAATCGGAAACCATATACTTAGCAGTGTCAATAGCTGTAATAGTTATTATACTACCAATAATTCCACCTTTTGTAGTACCATTCATAGTAATAACATCATTTGCTGCAACGGGTGCAAAAGCTTTGTAGTCACCATTATTTACACCAATTGTAACTGCACCAACAAATTTATCAGTACCATCAGTTTTAATATCCATATCAGTCGCAGCTGTTTCAACAAAAAATTTAAAACTAGTTCCGATAGTATTTGGGTTATTGGGATCTCTTCCTGGTCCTGAGTTGTTGCTTCCGCCTGTACTAATAATAGTTGGTAAAGTAAATTTACCATCTGCATCATTTGTAAGCATTATTCTTCCTGCGTGAGCAGCAACTGTTAAAGATGTGTCAGCTGTTAGATTTACGAAAGATCCTGGTCCAATTGATTGGAAACCATTTCTAGATCTTATTGGTCCGTCGAATGTAGTGTTTGCCATGTTAATATTCCTCCTAGAATATAGTAAATGTAGTCCCTAGGGGTTGTCGACTATACGCGTCTACATTCATCATTATTTAAATGTATAGTATTAATAGTATATGTTATTTTTAAGTAGAGTGCAAGAGATCCTAAGGTATTTATGCATTTCAGCGATGTAGCTTTTGTCTAAGTTGCTACAGAAACTTGTGGAGTGACGCCATCAACTTGATTTTGTCTATGAGCAATAGCTGCTTCTTCCAGCTTGATGTCAGTGATAACTCTTTTTACTCTGTCATCAATCTTAACCATCTCAAGAGTATATCTATTATTATCTAGATGCTCCTGTTGCCACTTCAACTCCAAGGACCATTTTTGTTTGTACAGGTCTTGTATCATCTATAACCTCCTCATAAGTTATTCGATTTGTCCCAGTATTATAGTTGTTTCCGAGATACTCCCATTTTATACTCTTTTCTCCTAGTTTGTCAAGTATTGCTTGTTCAACACTTTCAGCTGTATCTTCAACATGCTCAATATTAAATTTTGCATGATAACTATAGGCCCAGATATTTATGGAAGTTTTTTTCATTTACACACCTTGTTGTAGTTAAAAAAAGGGCCGTTTTTAGGCGGCCCTTTAAATTATTTATTATGCTCCTGGAGAACC